CGAGCACGGACGAGGAGGCCAAGCAATGGTTCCAGAAGCTGCATGAGATCAAGTACACGTGGGATGCGGCCACAGACGATACCATGTCTCTGGCCTTCTCCAAGAAGCGTGCGGATGATAGGAAGCAGTGGCTGGCTAGCTTTGATCCTCAGCGTATGCTCGTGATCGGTGAGGGCGGCCGAGTGGACTATTCCCGCTTCATCCACGACGAGCTGATCCACTTCAGTAATGCAGATAATATTCGCTCTCTCGCCTCCATCATGGATGGCCTCAAGCCCTCCCAGCGCAAGATCATCTTTGGCTGCCTCAAGAAGGGGCTGCGCACAGAGATCCGTGTGGCCCAGCTGGCCGGCTATGTATCCGAGCATGCGGCCTATCACCACGGTGAGGCATCTCTGACCGGCGCCATTACATCCATGGCCCAGCAGTTCGTCGGTGCTAACAATATCAATCTGCTGGCTCCCATTGGTCAGTTTGGCTCTCGCCTCCAGGGCGGCCAAGATGCAGCCTCGGCAAGGTATATCCATACCCATCTGGAGGGGATTCTGGATACCATTCTGAGAAAGGAGGACTCCAGCATTCTCGAGCATATTGATGATGATGGGCTCATCGTGGAGCCCAAGACCTACTTCCCAGTGGTACCCCTCCTAGTTATCAATGGCTGCGTGGGGATTGGCACAGGCTTCAGCACCAATATTCCTCCTCACAATCCCGAGGAGGTAGTGGGGCTCTTGAGAGATAGGCTGGAGGGGCGGCGGGCAACTCTGGCGGACCTGGCCATGCGTCCCTGGTGGCTCGGCTTCAAGGGGCCCATCCATCTCGTCTCCGATGGTGTTTGGATTACCAAGGGCCTCTACACGTTTGATGATGCTAAGAAGATTGTCACGGTGACAGAGCTCCCTGTAGGCACTTGGACACACGACTATAAGGCGTTTCTGGATGAGCTGTGTGTAGTGGGGGGCATGGCCAAGGGATCAAGCCAGAGCGGCAAGGCGGATGCATCTAAGACTGAGGATGGGAAGCCGGTCCTGAAGAACTTTGAGGATCTGTATGACCATATCAATGTCAAGTTCCATCTGGAGCTGGATCCCGATTACTATGATGATGCGAAGGCAAATCCTGTAGAGTTTGAGAAGCGTTTCCAGCTCACCACCACCTGGCGCACGACAAACATGGTGGCCTTTGACATGGACTCCAAGATTGTCAAGTATGGCTGCGTGGGCGATATTCTGGAGGCGTATTTCCAGCCGAGGTTGGCGGCGTACGAGGCCCGTCGTGCTGCTGAGATTGAGCGCTTGAAGGCTGAGGCTATAGAGGCGGATGCGAAGGCGAGATTCCTCCAGGCGGTGCTGGATGGGACGATTGATCTCCGCAGGGCCAGCGACGAGGACATTGTGGCCGCCATGATTGCACATGACCTGCCTGCACTGAACGCCAACAGAGTTGATACGAATGTGGACGCCTATGACTATCTGCTCAGGCTGCGTATGGACAGGGTGAAGGCTGCGGCGGTTGAGGAGCACCAGAAGGCGGTCGTCGTGGCCCAGGCGGCTCTGGCGGCGCTCGAGGCAACCACTGCGGCGGCCATGTGGCTGTCTGATCTTGCAGAGTTCGAGAAGGCGTGGGTCAAGATGCGAGCGGAGCGTGAGGCTGCGCTGGAGGGGAAGGCAAAGGTCAAGCTCGTCATTAAGTCTAAGCCAAAGGCAAAGTAACTTTCCACGCTCTACGAGGGCGTTGAAAGTGGTCTAGGCGGGATTCGAACCCGCGACCCCGGCGTTGCTATAAATATACACGAATGTATAAGCACCATGCGCTACCAACTACGCTACTAGACCGTTCAAGGGCCCCCCTACACCCTAACCACATGAGTTTCCATCTCTTTATACCGGCACTTTACTTCCGAATCAAGAGGGGCTGCCCAAGATAGGCATGAATCTGGTCAATCATATCATCACTATACTTCTCATTTGGAAAGGCAAACGAGTTTCTGCAGTCTGGCCGGCAGCCAGGCAGGACCTCATCGACTAAAAATACACTATAGTTTTTTGCATGGAAAAGATCTCTAATGGCATCATAATCATCGATCTCTAGATGCTGCTCAAAGGAAATAATAGGCCGACACTCATCAATGAGCTGTTTGCTGCCGCAGAGAATCTTATACTCCATCCCCTCCACATCCAAATGAATATAGTCAATCTTCTCAATCCTCTTCTGCTCGTACAAATAATCCAAGGAAACTGCCTCCACCTTGTTCTTTCCTTCTACACCCGACTTTCCATAAACAAAGGAACAATGATCTAGGTTATGATCTGTGGACAAGATCTCATTCGTGTCACTAACTGCGGTCTGTATTGTCAAGACATTCGTTATCCCGTTCAGCTCACAGGTCTTTTGAATAAACTCGCAGTTATCGGCGGAAGGATCGATGGCATACACAGTTCCAGGAATATTCTTTGCCCAAGGAATACTGTTATCGCCAACCCAGGCCCCCAAATCAATAAAGTTCCCCTTCATCCGTCCGTTCTTGATTAGCCAGGTATTGATCCGCCTAAACATGACCTCGTGGCTATCCCTCCACTTCAAATGATTGGAGTAGTTATGATTTAGCAGTCGGATAGAGGCATTATCGTCATTACTAAAGACAACGGTATCCATATACCTTGTTTCGCTGGAAGTATTTAGACCCCTCACTTGCCTTGGGTTCAACAGGAAAATATCTTGATCAGCCGATTTGTCTTTTCCGTGCGGATACGTCTGCGGCCCTTGGACTTGCGTGTGGGTGGTTTGCTCGTCGTTTTCCCACCCATCTGAATACTCTTTCCGCCCCCGACATTGATTAGGATAAGCGAGAGGTCATCCCCATCGTATCTCGGATGCATCTTTGTATGGGCCTGTACGACATATTTCGCCGTTCCATTGAGATTATTCGAGTGCTCGACCAGCCCATCATAAATCACTCGAGAAACCTCTTCAATAGGTTTGAACAAGGTTGTATCTCCCTCGACCAGCCCGTCCGACATGATTGCCAAGATTCCCTGAGTGGGCCTATCCCATATCATAACATCCGGATGAGCCGTTACCTTCATCTTTGTCCAGTCAGCAGAATGATCGAGTTTTCCGTTCTTCATGCTCAGACTAAAATCTCCGAAGGCCCGAGATACGGCAAGAGCTCCATCCACCCGAGGTATGCCGCTCTCATCCACTTCTACGAAACCACCGGCAGCCTCTATCCGGGCAACCTCCACGGCATCTGACGGTTCATGCTTTCCCATGCGCTGCACGATGTGCCCTGTTGCTGGGTCAAGCATAAAACAGGGGGAATCACCCAGGTAGGCGAGAATGATATGATTCGAGGTGATGAGGGCAACGGTAGCAGTCGAGCCGGAATCATCAATAGTATTCATAATGCCCGGGCTGGCAAGATGCTTATTAAAGTCGATAAAGGCCGTTTGCAGCAAGGTCTTCAGAGTCTCGACATTCGTGAGAACTCCAGGCCCGGCGGCAGTGAGTGCGCTCCGGAGCCTTGCTGCAAGTTCGGCCTTGCAGCGGTTTGCAACCTCCGGGCCAGAATGTCCATCGAACACTGCAAAATAATCACAGCCGTCGATGAGTTGTTCGATACTTATCCGGTCTTCGGTTGAGGGGGGCCTTCGGCCACGCCCATTGACTTGTGCAGTTCCGTATAACATTCTACGGTGCACAGATGTTTAAGGGGAGAAATGGGGCCGCAAAGCAAGCCAAAGGCTTGAACCTTACATGCCTTACATGATAGACTGCCCATAGGCAGTCTAGTAGGCAAGTGGCGACGAACGTCGCCACTTACATGAAACCCCCGACGAAGGTCGGGGGTTAGATACAAGGTTCAAGCTTCGCTTGAACCTTACATGAAGGGATTCATCGGCAAACTCCTCGTACCGGCACTGCTGAGGCTCTGAGGCTGCTGAAGAGGCACCGGCAGCTTGCTGATATCGTTTATATAGTAATAGTACATATCCACTGCAGAAAGAATATGGGGCACCGACCAGTTCACGACTTTCTGATTGAGGGCGTCCACCTGTCCTAAAATATCAGTAGTCATGTTCTGAGCATATTGGTAATAAATCGCCCTCATAATGATTTTGAGTTCATCTGCAGACTGGTTATCGATTACGTGCCCCTTCGGCTGGCTCCGGTCATACACCCCCTTTCGGATCAACTGCTGAATCCGGTCAACATTTGCCGAGGAGAAGAATCCATTACTCACCGGCGTGGACTCCCAGTTTCCCCGGAGCATGTCGGCCTGAAAATCCGGCTCCACCGTTACCTGTGGATTGAACCCGGGGAGCCCTGCGTACGGGTCGGCCATTTCGGAAGCGTTAAATGTTATGCGTCCGTTTTGTCCGGCAGAGTTCTGGGTTAACGGAAGGATGAAATCGGGAGGCGTTCCTAAAAGACTTTGTCCCGGACTCGGCATTCTTCTCTACCTTTGAGGTTCTATTCTAAACTTTGGCGAAAGTTCCGGATCTCCCCAAAAATTATTTCTAAGGCACGGGTATAACAAATGACATCTCTTCTCAGTGGTCAAAGGCAGACTCTTACTGACGGCGGATACTACATCAATCTGGGTGATCTGCGTGGGCTGATCCTGAACCGTAGTTCTGAGGGCAGCGGCAACACTGGCACCAACGGTGGCAGCTTCTCCACTGCATCTTGGTCCTTCAGTACCATGAGCCCTGGCAGCGGCTGGGTGTCTACCTCTCTGGCATCTATCGGTAAGGCCGTGCTGAGGGACATGGGTCGCACCGTGGTCTCTAGCTCCCGTACCTTCCGTAAGATCCAGCTGGTGGTGCCCCAGCAGTACGCCAACTCCACCTTCGGCGTGTCTGGTACCACCACAACTGGCGAGGCCTACTACACCGGATACATTGAGCTGGGTCTGGGCGAGGGCACCCCCTCTGGATGGACCCCTACCCCCGTGGCCCACTATGGCCGCTAAACAGATTTGTTATATACATGTCAAACAGTTTGTCTTTGAGAAGAACTGTTTGACATTGTGTTGCAGTTTAATTCTGCCCAACACGATAGATGAACTTAGTGTTCCTATTTTACGTGTTTTTATCGATTGTTATTATTACAGGGGGGGGCTACTATTTTTTCTCGATTGGCAATGAAATCACTGCAGCCATCTATTTTCTCGGCGCAACGATTGCTGCACTCTTCTTTGGATTCCGTTGGTTTTTGCCACCCGGCGCCACGGAACCGGGTCCTGGAAGCTGGCCCCCCAGTATCAACTACTGCCCAGATTTCCTCACACTCACAACGATCAATGATGAAAAAGTATGCATCGATATGATTGGAGTTGCCCAGGGAGGAACAAATACGCTGAATGTGAACTCCGACGGAACCAGCTCTGGAGATTGCTGCATATTCAACTTACATCTTAATGCAGGAAGCGATCGAACATCCAAACTGTGCGAGGAGGCAAAGGCAAAAGGAGTCACCTGGGAGGGAGTGTGGACGGGGACAACTTGCACAGGGACTGCACCACCGCTACCGCCCTAGCAAGTCTAAAGCCTCTAACCCCTCCTATCACTAGGATGCAAGATACAGCTTGCCTACACCCGCTCATTGAACATGCCTTGAATGAATGGTTGGTAAAGCGGACCCAGCCTGCAGTATTATTGCTAGGACCTCCAGGAATCGGAAAAACCACCATTGCCCATCGAGTCTTTGAGCTAGCCGGCCTCAAAACGGTCGAGTTTAATGCTAGCCACACTCGCTCAGGGACATCCTTCCGCAAGATCATCCTACCCTTGCTAAGGGAAGGCGGGATTGTCCAAATGATTGAATCGGGCAAACGGGGAGGAATCGGTGTGCTTCTCGACGAGATTGATGGGCTCACTAATGGGGAAAAAGGTGGATTATCCGAGCTGCACACGTATTTAAAGTCAAAAGAGGTATCTGAGGGACGGCCACTGATTCTCATTAGTAATACGCTTGATACTCGGATTCTTCAGCAGATTGCCAAGATCTGTCTGACCTTTCGAGTGGGGCCTCCTGAGCCCGCCCGACTTCGGGAGTGGCTGGGGCACGAGCTTCCCGAGAGTTATTCGGGAGACCTACGTTCTCTTCAGCGTCAGGTGGCTGGGCTAGAGAACTATCAGCAGGCAGAAGAGGCAACGGAGGGAGTCTTACCGGTGGCCTGGTGGACGCTCTGGGGCGACTGGGATCCTCTCATGGAGTTTGATATTGAAAATAACGAGGGGAATCTCGCCAGTTTGGTGAGTCTTGAGAACATCCCTGAACGGATTGAGGCCGTGCATGGAAATACTCAGGAGGCCTGGAAAATGTATATGAGTCTCTTTGATGCCTACAAGATTTCTGATCAGGGAGATTTCTGGGCCTTTTTCTATCAGTGTTGGACGATTTTGCCTGTGTCCCTTCGTCTGAAGCTCAAGATTATTTCGTTGCGGCTGGCTCAAGAGGCACCCTTGACTGCCTCAACTAAGCAAGTAGCTATAGAGGAGTTTCGATACACTCCTGTCTTGACCAAGCAGTCGGCCATGTTTAATGCCTGGAAGCTCTTGTGCGAAGTCTCAGAAAAATGGGGAACTCCTGTACGCACGGCCCCAATGTATGCGCATGCCGAGATCCAAGGAGGGGCGTTGAGGCCAGATAAGATTCGGCGCTATGAGGCGGTGAGTCTCGAAAATCTCTACAAGACAATCAAGGAGTCCTCCTAGATTTGCGGGTTCCTCGTTTGCCGCCTTCTGCATTCGCCGGCTTTTGCCACGTAGATTCCTTCGTTTCCCGATTGTACCAATAGGTCTTTCCAGTGGTCTTGGAGACCTTTTCGACCCATTTGCCCTTTGCAGGCTCTGCTGAAGATAAAAGCTCGAGGGCACCTGCAACCCTATCCTTCGGCTCCTTATACTTTATGCCTAAGAAGGCAAAGACTTCTTCTTCTGTTTTCAACAGTGGAACGGCTTTTGCTTCAAGCTTTCCTGTGAGTTTCATCTCATGCTCATTGAGTGTGTAGCCCTGTTTGAGCGCTTGGTGGCGAAAGGCGACATTGAATGCCTGTGATCCCGTGAAATACAGGAGCGCATAGGCTAACTGCTCGACAGGAATGATTAAGAGATCTAGACGACGTGCAGGAAGTTCTGGGGCCAGCCGCACAATACTTAGATTCTTTTGATCTCCCTTCGAGAGTTCCTCGATCATGTAGCCACGGTCCCGAAGAGTCTTGACATAGGCGTGGAACGCCTTCGTCTGTGCTTCTTGGCTTACATCCATCGTTATTAGCATATCAATATCTCCAGAGGTTTCTGCACCACGCCGATAGGATCCTACAATGGTTCCTGTCATTCCTTTTGGAAGATCTCCCAGAAGGAGTGCCTCGTGCTTCTCTAGCTCGGCCCTTGGAATCCGTTTCTGGATATCGTCATAGTATTCGAGCCCGAGCTTCTGCGTCTTGTTCAAGAGTTTGGGAGACTTTGTTGACTCTTCTCGGAGCTGGGCAATCGTCTTGATGCCTGCTGCGGCTAGGGATTTTGCCTTGGCATCTCCGATGCCATGTACTCCTTTGAGGATTTCCAGAGGACCAAGCTCCATGGTCTCTTTGGCCTGTTCGGCCGCAGCAAGTTCTCCTGTGGCCAGAATCTCTTGGACTTTTGTGCGCATCTTTGCACCGACCCCATCAATATCATCAATATCTTCAATCTTTGTTATAGGTTTATCCGTTGCTTGGAGCTGTTCAATAACCTTGGTGTAAGCCCGCACCTTGAACTGCCAGTGCTGTTTCTTCTCTGTTGCATCTCGTTGCCGTAGGGTAATAAAGGCATCAATGATTTTTTCTTTACTAGTAGACATTCCTATTGATAGGGTTAGAGTAAACATATCAATAGGGGGGCGCAGTAGTTTAGCACTTCTGTTTATGACACTTGCGATGTACGACTTGGCAGTTCTCAGGGAGAGTTCTTCCCTTTTGGCTCCAGGGGATAATATGATCCCCCTCGTACTTCTGATGAGTCAAAATGGCAATGTTACAGAGTGGGCACACTCGCTTTTGTTCGGCCAGCTTGGCTGCAATAATCTCGGGAGAAAAGAACCGAGGCTCAGGGTGCTCACCAATCTCCTCCATGATTATTGAATCAATCTTATGAATCATCTTCTTCTGAAACATTGCATTTCGTGCTGCGCACCCAAGCTTCTCCTGAATGGATCCCTCAAAAATCTCCGCCTTAAATGCCGCCTTTAAATTCTCAATATGACGACTAAAGAGGGAATCCTTCTTGATTAGAGCCACAGTTCTCGTCACAATAATAATAGTTGCGATGGAGTCCTGATTCTCCTGAAGAAACAGCCCCTCCTCGATATATCTATCCATATACTTCTTAATCTTATCCAGTCGCTCCTTATAACTTGCCCCCTTCTCTTGAATACATGTGTCAACCTGCGCCTTACTATTTCCGAGATTCTTTGCCTCCCATTTTGTCACAATATCACTAAAGGAAGTAAATGAATCAGGCAGCGACTCCTCGCTTAGTGCGAGAATCTTGGTCAGCTGCGTAGCTAGGTTTCCACGAATATCCTTGTCCTTTGCAAAGATGGGAGTCTTAAACCATCTCTCCTTGTTAAAAGAAATAAGCTCATAAAATCCACCGTAAATGGGCTTATGAAACTCATGTTTATTGAGAGGTTTGCTCGAGGCATTGAGAACCTCATACATATCCATTAGCTTATCTGTATCTGCCTTATAGGATGAATCGAGGTGATTAAAGGTGAAGTTGTAGTTTCGAATCTTATTCTTATCTACCTCAGATAGCTGAGAAAACAGCTTTCCCTTATAGTCCTGGCTATCAAGGGTCGTCAAGGAATCACCCAGCGGAAACTCATTGTTCAAGAATTTAATAGCTGTAGTCAGTCGATGCTTGCCATCTAAGACTTCACGTGATCCATTCTCACTATTTTCAACCGTCCAAATGGGATTCATTGCACGACCAAGTAAGATAGATTCAATAAACCGTGACTTCATCTTCTCATTCCAGGCCTCATACTCTCGCTGGAAATCTGGATTCAGATTAATATAGGTGAGATTGGAGCCAATAGCGTTCTCAAGATTTGTTTGCATATTAATCATGCTGAGATTAATCTGGGTGTTGCTGCTCATCCCGATCGGCTCTTATACTTTGTAGATCTACAAACTCTTTAGGTCTGTCTTGGAGCTAGTTCGTCGTAGGCATTTCACCGAAGGCGAAGCCTGAGGCACTGATGCCACCACTAACGCTAGTTAGTGGTTGGCATCTCACCGAAGGTATGATGCCCAACCACTAACGCTAGTTGGTGGTGGGCATCTCATCAGGATGCAGCAACTTAATAAAATGCAGCGGCTCTGTGCGGCCCATACGGTGGGCCCTACCCAGAATCTGCTTCTCCTCCTCATGTGTCATCGCATGCAGCAGAATCACATGCGTCGCCGCCGTTATATTCAGCCCAGAACCGGCATAATGCGAGTTGAGCAGCAGGCAGCGCACATCCCCAGCCTGAAACTGGCGCAAGGTTGAAGCAACTGCGTCTTTATTTCCCTTGAGTTGCTTGACATTTACACCCAGCCCCGCAATAGCCTCCTCCATCGCTGTAAAGGGGTTATCATAACGACTAAACACCAGAAACTTCCCTGTAGGGTTCTCCTTGAATAGGCGTAACAGCGCATCAGCCTTCTTCTCCTTGGGGCCCTCAGGCTGTTCCTCGACAATCTCCGTTTCCTCCTTTTCTACCACGATCTTCTTGAGTTGCGACACCCTATATTCCGTACGACACATCGGGCACGCCGCCGATCTAGCCCTGCAGCGCAGGATACACTGGCCACAGAAGACACGAGAACAACATGGCGTGACCATCGGCTCCCCAGGCGCATCATAGCAAATAGGACATACCTCTGTACTGAATCCCTCAATACGCTGCTGAATGCTCTTAATGGCCTCCTCCTTCGCCTTCATCTTATCCTCCAAACTTTTAAGGGCCGTCTCCTTTGACTGAACTGTAGAGTACTCCAGCCCCGCCTTGAAATCATACGTCGCTTTCAGTCGCTGCAGCTCCTTCTTCAGATTGATCGTCACAGCATCAATAAGACTCGTCGTATCCTCTGACTTGACTCCTAGCGCCGCAATCGCCCCCGCTATATCTCCCCCGTGCAGAAGCTGCTGGACGTCAGCAGGAACCGCATCCGCCACAATCTGCTGATGAATCGGCGCAATACATTCGATGTTTGTCCTGTACAGGACAGGTAGAGAAATCGACTCCTGGACAAAAGAATCCTTGCATTTAATCACAAGGCGCCCACGTAGACGATGACTATTATTCAGAACATCTCGAAAAAAGTTAAAGGAGGTCATATTGAACCGCATGTAGCTGTAGGCACGCCCTGAGCGCATCATCTCGGAAAAATAAGGCTTGAGAGACTCGTAGGGCGCCCCCTCCGCAAAGACATGGGATAACAGACTCTGCTGATTAATATAGAGAGACTCATTGGGAAAAATCATATTCATCCAGGAAGCTGTAATAAACCAGGTGAACTGCGCCTCTGGCCTAGGATATCCATTCACAATATGAATCGTATCTGCCTCATCAACAAAAACACGCTTCCAGAGAATACTGTTCTCTCTTTGCCATGTACTGAACTCCTTGTACTGAGTATTACTAATCAGAACCACATCCGCCGCAAGAATCGATGCCCGAAATGTATCCTGTGTCATACTCTTCTTTTTATCGACAAAGACGTGGGTTAGATTGGTCTGCTTCTTGATATAGTCAGACCACTGGCGAAAGAGAGTATGCGGAACAATAATAAGTGCCCCAGCCCCGCTCATATCGCCAAAGACTTCCGTCCTCACGCTGAACATCTTATTGGAGGAGTTGGCACCGAGAATCTTCATATGCTGCAATGGGGGCAGAGTGGCCAGACGAGAAATATGCCCCAAGACCATGAGCGACTTTCCTACCCCCACAGAATCACCCAGAATACCATAGGAGGAATAGAGTGTCTCAGCGGAACAGGATAGTCCAGAAATGAGCTCCCGCTCATAGGTCTCCATGGCGGCTAAGACCGCCTGTTGATGAGATCTCAGAGAAACTTTCAGAGAGTTTGCAGGGACGTCGACGGTCGATGACGTGGAGTCCAGGCCCCGCTCTAAAGTATCTGCCATTAGAGAAAAGGAACGATGCGGACCATAGCTGGCCATTTTCTATAGGACGATATGCACAGCTCTTAAGGTCTTATGCCGTTGAAAAAAAGTTTCGCATCGGGGCATCTTTAATGAATTCTCGCAGCTTTTTCGTGGTCTTCTTAATCAGTGGATTGTTATCATTCTCCCGCATCTTCTTCTTGTCAAAGGTGTTGTCGGAATGGCTCATGACCAGCATGACCTTGAAGGGGTCGAGCTGAATCATCGGGTGAACATAGTTCTCGAGAAAGGATTTCTCCTCGGCGTGGGTTACCGTCTCATCATAGAGATGACTATCCGCATAGCTTCTCTTCCAGGCCATCGTCCCGTTTGTTGCATGTCGGTCATGATAGGGACCCAGTTTATAGATTGTCTGAATATCGGAATAATACATGTAAATTTCGGATGCACCGGCGAGTTCAACCGTGGGCCGCTGTTTAAAGGCCGTAATCACGGCAGACACTCGCTCTGGAGGATAATAATCGTCATCATCCATCGCCACAATCACGTCCCCGCATGATTTACGATTCAGCAGGTTGCGCTTGGCCCCAATCGTCAGCTTTTCAGAAAGATGCACATAGTGCACATTAGGAATACCCGTATTCTCGAACAAATCGCCTACAGGGTCCGAGCCATCGTCAAGAATAATCCACTCCATTCGCTGCTTGGGATACTTCTGGGATTTATAACAACTAATGAGGTGAGGGATGAATTTACGACGATTATAGGTGGGAGTAATCACCGAAACAAACGGATGGTCAGCAGCTTGTTGCGGGGATACCTTTGGCTTTTGGGCAATCGACATACTTGGATATAGGTGCCAAGGTTTAGACCTAGTTTACGTACTAACACGTTTATATGTGTAATATAGGAAGCCTAACAGAGTTAAACAACCTATAGATGCGTAGCGGGCAAGACTTCGATTCCCTGTTTGTTTATCAGGAATATTTTTACCATCAACATAGACATAACCTAACATATAGTCATTCATGCTATTAGCAGTCAGAGTCTGTGTTCCCCACTCGGTAAACACGCCATCACTGGTTTCGGGATCAATGGTCACGCATTCCGTAGAAAGCCCTAGCACAGCTGTCGCACTGCTTACGAGGCTCTGTGCCTGGCCTGTGGCACTGCTTACGAGGCTCTGTGCCTGGCCTGTCGCACTGCTTACGAGGCTCTGTGCCTGGCCTTGTGCACCATTGATTAATCCAGATAACATCGAGCTCATTCTACTTGCTCAGCATGTTTCTTTTTGTTCCTTAAATTCCGCTAAGGGGTAGCTGTGGTTGTTTCTGTTGCTGTGGTTGTTTCTGTTCCTGTCGTTGTTTCTGTTGCTGTAGTTGTTTCTGTTCCTGTGGTTGTTTCTGTTGCTGTTGTTGTAGTTGCTTTTGTAGGAGTGCCTGTAAGTGGATAGAGCGGCATGAGGCCACTCACCCAATATGGGGGATTAATAATGGCAGCAAAGAGCGGGACAGGGAAAAATATAAACCCATAGATAAAATAAACAATTCTCGTCATATAAAATGTTTCTTTAACAAAATAGTTGGATGCGATGGATCCACCAAGAACCATACAGCCAATGAGGACTAAATAAAACAATAATGGAATAAAAATAGTATACATCCATGTCCAAAAGGCACGACTTCTTCGATTCAAATCAAATACATTTCCTATAAGATCATCATAGGTATTATTCAACTGATCCAGTTGATTCAGATAGCCCGTTTTCGTTCCCACGGGAGGGGGGGCATAATCTGGCCGTGATGAGCCGGAGCTGGAACCAGAACCAGAGTCCAACGCCGAAGAGAGAGTGACATTGGCTGGAGGATTAATATAGGGAACACTGTTCCGAAGAACCGTAATATCTCCCTTTATATTCGCAATCAAGGCCTCGAACTGAGGAACTACGGGCGCAGCCTTGTATCCTACAGTAACCGCCTGTTCAGCCTTAATCTCAGCATATCTTGATTCAACCTTGGTAAGCGCTGCTTCAAGATTCGCAATAGATTGGCGGAGCAGACTATTGTAATATTCCAGTTGAGCAGTGTTTGCTTCAGCCGCTAGCCGAGCCTGCTGAGTTGCACATTGATCGGTAGTCATGTTTTTACATTCTGTTTGCAGCTTCGATGTCTGATCAAGCAGACCAGTGATTGGAGTAATATCGACGAGTCCCGCAAGGTCCGGAGTCAGAGCGCTCAAGGCATTCTTCAACGTAGTAATCATCCCCGTAAAGATTGTTCCCATGGCGCCGATTTGTAGAGTCGTGCTAGCAGTATCGACAGCAGATGCTCCTCCCCCTCCAAATAGACTTGTAAACATACTCGACATCGAGTCCCTATACCTTGTTCGCCTTATTTTTGTCGGGATAGCTTTCGCACACCCTAGCAGAGTTCATGGTCCACTTGATCTATATGGCTAGACCTATATACGGAGGCTGGGTCTCCTTCACCGCCCACATGGCCTTGAAATATTCACTCCGCCTCTTCAAGCTCGGAAACAAGACTGAGGGCACCGATGCAGAGCCCAAACTTCGGGACTATGGCTACGGAGTCGAGTACCAGAATCGGGCCCCCAATGATCTGCCCAAGGGCCGGCTTCTTATCACTGCCATCGATAAGACGTACTATGAGTTTCTCGACAAGCTCCCCGATGGCACCATGATTGTCATCCATGATCCCACCGAGGTCACAGGAAAGGGCAAGGAACCTGTCTTGAAGGCTCTCGCCCGGTTCAAGGTCATCACCATCCGAGAATCTGTCAAAAAGTTCTTGAGCCAAGAGTTCGGGATCAAAAGTAAGTTCATCATCCACCCCTTTTATGAATACCCCTACACCAAGACGAAGAATCCTGGAGGAGCCGTCAGCATCTCCCGCATTGACTTTGACAAGCACACGGATATTATCCTGAAAGCCAACAAGCAGCTGAAAGATCCTGTAGAGATTTACGGCGCCATCAATCGCCAGTATGTCTTTTTCAAGCTGAATGATCTCGGCTTCAAGCGCTTCTATAAGGGACCTTTTGAGAAGAGTTTCGAGGAGCTCGACGATATTCTCGCCGATGCAAAATATGTTGTGGATATGAGCGTCATTAAGAACGATGGAGGCGGGTCCCAGTACACTTTTTTGGAGGCCATGTACCAGGGGTGCGCCCTTGTCATTAATGCCAAGTGGGTCGACGGATCCAAGACAGACTTTGTCGATGGAAAAAACTGTTTTGTCGTGGGCGACGGGGATGAGCTTGCGAGCCTGTTAAACAAGGATCCAAGTACATCTCGAGTGGTCAAAGGAGGAAAGGAGCTGCTGCGGCCCCACGTAGAGGTAAACTGGCCAAAGGAGTTGGCTCGTCTATAGAGCATATTTCAGGCCCCCCATGCCCGAGACAACCTCCAAGAAGTTGATATTTTCGACATAAATGTCCACATTATACGTGTACGTCGTGTTGACAGGCAGAGGCCACACATCCAAATCAATCTGAAAGTTCCGAATGCGGCTGGCGTTCAGTGACCCAGAAGGCTGCGTTGCCGAATGGTGAATCTCAAACGAGTACAGGGCGAGGCCAGGGTGTCCAATCCCGTTCGCATACTTATAGGGAGTATACTCGGTGAAATAATCCGCCTTCTTCGTTTCCTGAATTTCATTTCCATCACACAAGACGTGAATACTACGAATCATCTCGAGTTGCATCGCCGCAGTAAGAAGCCCCGAGCAGTATGTGACCCCTGGGGGCAAACCAGGATTAGGCGTATACGGATAGTTCGGATAACTCGCCCAGTTCGTAAAGTTGGCGAAATCATTACGATACGTCCAATCCGACCGACGTTGAATAAAGATCATCCGAGTGAGAGGATTGTGGGCCTGCACATCAAGAACATTGCGATTTGTCAAGCCATCATTCGGAAACTGGGTTACCTGGCTAATCAAATAGGATAGAGGTCTCGTGGCAAAAATAACTTGCTCCTCTCGAGGAAGATAAATAAAGTTCGCCTGCAGCCTCGGGTACAGAGTCGGCCAGGTATCAAGAGACGGGGGCGTCACAGCAATATCCGTCAAAAAGTTGCGAATAGATCCGTCAAGTTCAGCCGTAACATACAGGGGCATATTTTGCCTCGCCTGAATCGAGGAAGGAGTCTTTTGTTCAGGATTCACACGAAATCCATTGGCGTCTAAAATCGTATACAGCTGATTAATGGGATTGAGCGTGACTCTGACCTCACATTCATGATACTGAAGCCCAATCAAAGGAAGCGCCTTGGAAAAATCATCCGAAAACCAGAAGGAAAGTGGGACATGAATGTCACGCCCAAAGATGGAAGGGCGGTTCGCCTGGGTGGTTACTGCCGTGTTTTGCACCACCGTTGGATAGCCCGAATACAGGTTCGTGGTCGAGTTGTATGCCGCATATTCGCTCGTGGCAGGGCTTATCATGGCCTGCGTATCTCCCACAAGAACCCGCCACTTTTGAAAGGAATCCTGGTCGAGATCCAGCATAGCTCGAGAGAGAATGTAGGATCCGTCGAACTCCTGGATCTTCTGGCCTCCGATCGAGAAACTAACAGTATTAATCATGGCGGCCCCCAGATACCGCACCCATTGAAACTCGTATTGGCTACTCCGAGACGAGCTGGGCGTGATATATTTGCTAAAGATGTCGGGAACATAAAAGGTAAACATGAGATCTGAGAGCAAATCGCCGTAGCGGGGAATCTTTGCCCGGAGATCCACGGTCGAGTCAAAGGACATCTCATTCGGCCCTTCCAGAGCTATCGTAATGTTTTCCATGGCGAAATGTGAGTAGCGTTTAAATGCCTTATAAAAATATGTCATCTGCGGATTTCCGCTTAAAATAACATTTTGTGTCCCATATGCCACGAGAGCATACAATCCTCCTCCTGCCATAGGGAAATCCTTACTGGAAGACAAGAGATTATATGTTTAAACCTACCGGCATAAAATTGTGAGGGGTTGGGCCATGGATAAGCGGTATGGAGGCGATTGCATCAATCTTGGGATCGAGAATGTCTCGCATGAATTTGGACACCAAGAAGAACTATATCAAGGTTCACACTAAGGAGGGCAAGACTGTTGAGGAGCCAGTAGGACGTTTCGTCAGAGCCTATCAAATGGGCTCTGGTGAAGGGATGACGGCGCACTGGGAGTTTATGAAGGATGGCAAGACCATTCGAGTGGATGACGAGTTCTTTGGTGCTCTGACCAACAAGAATCTCCTGGGGTTCCGAGAGGAGAGAAGTGTGGACCCTGTTCTCATGTCCCAGAGCTATATTGGGCCCTGCGGCCCTATCTAGGTGTCAGACTGATGGGCCCACCAATCATCCGCCAAATAGGGGGGGCCTTCCATCAGTTTTGCTGAAGTCTTGTTTGATGGACCCTTACGCATGAGATTAAGCACCTCTATCATGGAAAGACCATAGCGGGCATAGATTAAGTTCGAGACATAGCCATTGAAACTTCCAGTAAAACAAAAGGGGTCTCCATCTATGACAACCGGGATTCCTCCTTGTCCGAGAATATTCGATCTCACGGTGGAGAACAGAACAAGGTCCTGGAAGTTCTGATAGGGAAGTGTCCCATCAAAACTTATGCGATTGGCGAGATTACCATTCACTAAGATATCAAGGCCGTTATTAATACAGTTTAAGACCACATGCACCCATTTTTGAATCGGAATATTGGTTACATCGGCGTGAGTGTAGGGATTTTTATAGGTGTTCATCACTACACGCATAGTGTTTGTAGAGGCATTCATGAAGACACCTGGGCCAATAAGTGGCCAAGGAAAGGTATAGCCTTTATGAAAGACGTGTTTGTATGCATTAGGGTTTGTATCATCAAAGGTACTGGGGAGCACGAATAAGAAGAATGAGTAGCTGAATTCAATGCCAGTACGCTCATTCACGGACAGACCGATGGTTTTTGCGTCGGCATGCACGGAAGGATCTTGATGAATGATGATGGTAGAGTTCTGGGAGTCTGCCGTATAATCAATCAAGGTCTGGAAACGGTTTTTGGATTGCACAATGCTGCGATAGAGAACTTCGCTGGTTAGGCATACCACAAAGATTAGGCCGACGATGCCGATTCCGCTAATAATTTGACCGGACGAATTATCAGACACAGATGATGATCTATACATCCCCTACTACCGTGTCGTACTAAAATATATTAGGTCAGCTTTGCACCGCTGAAGAGAGATGCGATCCAGCTAAAGACGTCTAAGCTGGTTCCGCTTGGACCCGAGAGATACATGCGGTATATTTCATCCGGATTCATCGTATAGTTTCCTAGGGTGGTGTTTCCAATGTAGCCGTCAAAGCCGCCACGATCCGCAATATTCACAGTGATGTCTTTGGTGGGGTCCACTCGGAAATAGGAGGGAGTCGTGCAGGAGCGACTCAGCTTGCCGTCAACATAGACGTCAATGGTGCGGCCTGAAAGACTCACGGTCACCATGGTCCAGCGCTGCAGATCAATCTCGGGAATATCGCATTGAATAGGAACACCGGTAAGGAGAGAATCATCGGAGGTCATAGGCTGGAACATGGCATCCACGGTATCGGTGCTAAGCTTGCCTGGAGTGTCCGCTGTATTAGGTGTCTGGAACCGTTCCACAATACGCTTATTCTGAAATCCTTCGTTTGATCCAAAGAGTGTAGATTTGATCCTGTTAATAATGGAACTTGTGTAGGGAGTATAGTTGGTAAAGGCAGAAACAGTAGGAGTGCATAGTGCTGTAGTCAAGGGTTTGACTCCAGGGTTAACATCCCCGCCAGTATTAGAATATGTATAGCCTGTTGGGCACTTAACGCATACAGGTCCATTAGGGTCTACTCTATATACCGTGCTTTCCCCTAAACTGCAGGTTGGATTACCATTACTCTGAATGGTTGCAACTCGAAGAACAGTAGGGGGGACGGATTGTCTAGTGCCTCCAGCGTTTGAAGTCCCTCCAGCGCCTGAAGTCCCTCCAGCGCCTGTACCTCCAGCGCCTGTACCTCCAGCGCCTGTACCTCCAGCGCCTGTACCTCCAGCGCCTGTACCTCCAGTACCTAACGTCCCTGAAGTGCTTGAAACACGTGATCCACTACCAGGCGTAGGGGTAGTCGTAGTCGTGGTAGTAGTCGTGGTAGTAGGCGTGGTAGTCGTGGTAGTAGGCGTGGTAGGCGTGGCAGTGGTAGTCTCAGTAGTATCATTCAACAAAGGATCAGCATACTGTGTGCGGACGACCAAGGAGTTATTAAATGCACCCAAAGCAATCAGCAGCGTCGAAAAGTTCTCTCCCTGCAGCTCCAAGATATGCTTTCGGGTATTCGTATTATGAAAACTACTGACATAAATCCAAGTATTCACTGAATATTCCCCGCCCTCATAGGGTTTAGGGAATTTCATGATTGGATCAGGGGGGATATTGCCCGCTCTCTGAGACGGAATCACTACCACTGAACTGCTATAAGCAGAAGTGTTCAAAAACCGATACAGATAATAAATGAGCAAACACCCCACAATAACAAATATAATGTTTATAGCAGTAAACATAGAACTTTCTCCGTTACTATTGCTAGGAACATTATATTGAACATCAGCCATTTCTACCGTGTTGTGGGAATTTAAGTCAGTGTCAAAAAACTTTATGAATAGGGCGTGGACCACGTATACAAGGGATTCGCCGGCCGTATACTTGGTGCACTAAAACAGGACCCCCCAGGGCACAGATTAATAGTCGGCATCCAAGATAATGCAGATGAAAACATCGTGGCAGCATACATGGGAATCAATCCACCAGCATCAGACAGCGTCATTGCAGAGTTTGGCTCATTAAAATAGGGTTGCCCTCGAGTGTCAGAGTATCGAGCGTACATATCCGAGACATTTTGACTCGATAGGCGATAGTTGTAGACGTTCGCCATAATCAACGTACCTTCTAAGCCGGGCGACCCGGAATTAATCGATGAACCTATCCTAGCAAGTTTGTATTGACAGGCCTTAGATAATACAATCCGATTATTGTAAAATACGTCGATTCGCCGTCCTTCTCGGCTGATCGTAACATAGGTCCATTTTTGAATTTCTAGCGGAGGCAAGATAAAGGTTTCCGTATACGTTGATGTCCCTGAATTCGCCGGACCCTCTGTCTTGAGCACGAGTTGCGCAGCAGCCTTCTGTTGACGGCTTGCATCCGGGGCAACTGTAATCTCTAGCTTTACAATACCCCCAATATCAATGACATCGTTATAGCCGGCATGCGCACAGTTGGTGCAATCATTCGGACCGGTACATTTGCACAGGCCATACTCCCCATTGCTCACAGACGCCGTCGCACTAGGATCAGAAAACCCGTTCGAGGAATACGTGGCGGTGCGGTTCACCGGATTGACATACACAAAGGCCGAAAAGGCCCCCGCATCGGTACTGACAAACAGCTTTGTATCATCCTGTTTAATAATCGGCGTATTCTTACTAAGGTTAAAGGGGCCCGCAGCCTTTGCATCAAGTTTAGGAACATATTTTGGGGAAAAATAAAAGACTAGGACGGATCCCAGAAGAAGTCCTGAAAAGAGTAATAACCAAATGGAATAATCCATATCTAAGAAGATGATAGAATTATTAGGGGCTGCGGATAGGTGTAGCCTCAAAGGCCCGAACTTCCTTAGATGTCAGAACTCTCGGCCACATCGACATGTTCGCCAAGGTTATTCCTCCTATACTAGAACCGGCCACAGGAGGATAGAAGTCCGTGCTGCTAGTAGAACTGCCAAAGATCTTGATATTCCCTTCCATGGTAACGGTGGTTTCCATTTGCCCATTCTTGTAGATTTCCACAAAGGAATCTGTCACAACCATTGCCAATCGAAAGGTCTTCTGCAAGGGAACATTCTTAATGACAGTATACGTATTGAGTACGTCGCCTCCAAGAGTGTCCAGTGTAACGAGACTCAACATCAGATCTGTAGTGGCATTATCGAGCCAAAGAATAATATTGCTATTGGGGTAGCTCGTGTTCAAGCTAGTTCGAGTGGCAGTGACAGACTTTCTTAGAGTGGCAGTATTATCAATTAGATCTCGATACAAAATCACATTCGGATATGTAATCGGGGTCAGCCCCCCATTAATAAAGAGGTCTGCACCAATCGTGTACGTGCAAGCAGCAGGAAGCTGTGATGGCGACGTCGTAGCACCCCTATCTTTATCTCGTCGTAGATTGGGGACTGCCGTAGTCGTACTATATGAGTACTCCCTATCACTTGCAGTGGGAATCGTAATAAGGGCGGAATCATTCACAGAGAAGGAAAAGATCGGGTACAAGGTGTAGTTAATAAAGGTGAGAATCAAAAAAATCACAAAGACGGCGAGAGAAAGAAAGAAGAGCCCCCCAAAGGCTGACTTCCCCATAGTTGTCTGCCCCGAATACGAATACGAAGGCTGATTAAAGATTCCTCCAAAGATTCCCGAAGTCTGCACAGGCCGACAATCCCCTCTCGCAGCGCACCCTGAACTTCTGGCACGCTGAAGCACACTCCTTGATACTTCGGCGGCAGATGATGTTCCTCCTAATGCCGACAGGCTAGAAAGAATCGAGCTTGAAAATATATTGTCCCTTGATGTCATCCTACCCAAGACAGAGTATTTTTACTACTTCGCTGCCTTGCGAGTGCTCCCTCGCCGTTTCATATCCCCGTTTTCCGGGCTAAACTGAATGCGGGAATAGTAGCTCTTCGTTTCCGATGTCTTACAGCCCCGAAGTTTCTCCCGTAAATAGCATACGAAGGATATCCGAGTAAAAGGCTTGTCTCCTCCGAGCGTTCCAGTCTGCACGTCGTCATTGTGAATCTTGGGCAGCTTCTTATTAAATGCCTTATCCTCGGTGGACTCGTAGAGCTCAGTATTGCAGTGCCACTCGTGCACATCCATGCCCAGAAAATCGCCCGTTCGCACATTAAACCCGACGCCAAAGCGGGGAAACAGAGTAGCCCCGCCCGAATACCGGCCTCGCTCAATGACAGAGAGATTCCCAAATCCGTCTCGGAAATCCCCGTCATCCATATGCAGTGCAGTCTGAAAGTTCCGGTTAACCGTGATTGACGAGAATGCGGTATGGGCCACTCTGTACATAGGCTTTTCGGAGGCAGCGGCCAGTTGCTTGGCATGGCGATCCGGAACCAGTCTCTTGAATGTTCTGTCAATGGCTTCAATAAAGGGAATGCCGTGCTTGTACTGGTGAAAATACTTTTGCGTATACGAGGTGAGACGACAAGGCAGGCCCATGAAGGGGGTCTGCTCGAAATAGCCCAGAACGGAACTGAAGACATTGTTATTCACCCGCATTTTCGAAAGCTTTCCATTCTGCATGTATCGGGCCGACCATTTGTTCACGTCCGTAGGCTTCCTCTTTTTCCAGTAGTTGGAGTTTACCTTGATAGGTCCCGCAGCGGCGCCCCGATTTCTCGATGCGGCTGCTGTCTGATAATAGGCCTCCCATCCCGTCTTGATAAGAGGATTGGGGATCACATGCTTCCGAAAGCGGGCGAGTAGCTTTTTCTTTCCATCTTCCATGGCATAGACGTCGACATCCTCGTCAAAAACCTGCTTCACCTCCTTGTCCGTAAAATAGGTCCCCTCCCGCCCCTTGATCTCATCATTGGTCATTACGGGTTCCACGACGACTTCCTTGACCTTTAAGGCAATGGGCTTTGCGGGGCTTGATGGAATCTGGAGCCCCTCATAAATTTCCGGCTTATAAATCTTCTCCGTGTTTTTTCGAGACAGACCTCTTTTGTTGGCGCCTCCACTAGCAAAGGCGAGCATCTACTGTTAGCCAAGAATCTTCTCACCTCGAGTTGTCCACCAGAGAAGAACACCCGCAAAAAAGACCGCCCCCCCTCCAATCAATCCCCCCTTCACCATCGACCGCATGTCAATCTCGTCAAGATCGTCCTGGTTGATGACGGGCGAGCGGTCACGCAGCCCAATCCGCTTATAAAAGAGGACCGACTCTTTTTCGCTAATCGTTGGCTTTCCTAAGAGCTTATTCACCTCATTATGCACATTGACTGTCCAGCGAAACAGATCTTCCCTGCGATCCAAGTGCGGCGAAATGGGTATCTTTTGCAAATGTTTGGAATAGTGCTCTCGGCACTTTGGGCAAGGAACCAAATGCGCTAGACTCTCGTAGAAATCCTTGGCCGCCCGCTTCTGCGCATAAGTAGGTTTTTCCGGATATGAGAGAGCCAAAATATGCATGCTATGCCAGAAGAAGGGGCCCCAAACCGATGGCGGTAGCTTCATCTCTATACCATAGATGCGGTCTTTTCCCTCATGCCTAAACGCATTGACCTATGTAGAACTAAGTCCGTAAGGATAGGATGCAACCATTTTATAGACAAACCGGAAATTTGTTCTCGAGTATAACCTGTGCGAACTGTTCACAAACGGGGCACACCTCCAGGCACTGTTCAAAGCCGATCACCAGTTACGGGATCATTCTCTTTCGCTGCAACCCTACATGGAATCAGGCGGCCATTCTCCACGGCGATAAAAAGTCCTTGACCGGATTCGAATGCGACGACCTGAATCTCCAATATCTGCTCATTCAGCGCAAGGACAGTCTGGGATTTATTGAACTCATCCGAGGAAAATACAAGATGGGAGACGTGGAATACATCAAACACAATATTGCAGGCATGACGCAGGCCGAGCGCACCAAGATTCTGAGTCTATCCTACGACGAGCTCTGGGAGGAGTTATGGGGCCCCGCCAAGGAGGGATACCAGGCCTACCGCAATGAGAAGGAGCAGGGGCGACAGAAACTCGAGGCACTTCGAATCGGCACTCCCTCTCTGGAACAGCTGATTCTAGAGGCAGGAACCGCCTTTGCCACGCCTGAATGGGGCTTTCCCAAGGGCCGGAAAAATACGCACGAAAATGAGTACACCTGTGCCCTACGGGAGACCTGGGAAGAGACAAATATCCTCGAGTCGCAGATTACTATCATTCAAAACATGGATCTTGTATCCGAGACGTTTACAGGCTCCAATGGGATTCAGTATTGTCATAAATATTATATCGGGTACACGACGCATGGGGTTGGTGAAGAGAGTATTCAATCGGCCGCAAAGACAAATGAACATATTCAACGGGAAGTCGGTGACATTCGCTGGTGCAGCCTCGACGAGGCGGTTGATCTGATTCGAAAGGAAAATCCGGAAAAACGGGACCTGTTGCTCCGGATTGACAAGATTCTCAAGCAGCTCTGCCCGTTACAGATGGGCGGTAAATAAGATATCTCTAGCATAGAGATGGCCGCCACGGGAGAAAATGAGAGTATCTTGGAGAAGTGGAACAGTTACGATCTCACGTTTGAGCAACGGGATGTACTGTTGAAACAGATTCAAGATCGAGGTCTGTATCCGAAAATAATGTCCGCAATAGATGAGTGGGAGACAGAAGGTGGCCTCTATCCCTCCATCGAGGATCCCCGTTTTGCCGAGAAGATTATGCGCAAACAAGAGTTTGCCGAGAATCGCCAAGATAGCATTGCGAATCAGATGGAACAGGGCGCCAATCCCTGTGACACGGAGAAGGAGTTTGAGCTCACTCCCGTGCAACGCTTCATTGGCCGCTTCATGTCCCCTCAGTGCCCCTACCAATCGGCCCTGCTGTACCACGGAGTCGGGGTCGGTAAGACCTGTGCCGCCATTACGGTTGCCGAAAACTATTTACGCTCCTATCCCAGACGTTCAGTCATCATTGTTGCTCCGAGAAACATTCAGCCCGGTTTTCGTCGTACCATCTTTGACGATGAAGCCCTGAAAATCCCCGAATCCGGCTCTAACACGGCGAACGGCTGCACGGGAAACACCTATTTGAAGCGGACCTCTACTGAGTTTGAGCGGGACAAGGGCGTGATTATTCGCCGAGTGAACCAGTCCATTCAGAGTCGATACACCTTCCTCGGCTACATTCAGTTTCACCGCATGATTGAAGATATACTCCGTTCTATACCAAAAGGTCTGGATGAGGCCACCACCCGAGTCCGGCGCATTCGGCTGCTCCGTAGGGAGTTCAGTGGACGTCTGGTGATTATTGATGAGGCCCATAATATGCGGGACACCCCCAGTGAAGGGGCCGACGACGATACGGATAATCCTGGAGGAGATATGGAACTCACCGAAGCCCAGGCGGGGAAGAAGTTGACGCCCAGTTTAATGAAGGTTCTGGAGGCAGCAGAAGGGATGAAGCTCGTCCTATTAACGGGCACGCCCATGTACAACTCCTATCGGGAAATCATCTTCTTGCTGAAACTGTTGCTGATGAACGACAAGCGCACCATCCTCTCCGAGCGGGATATTTTCGGGCCTGGAGGCACGTTTCGCCCCCCTGTTCCAGGTCGTTTAGGAGGCGAGGAACTCCTGGGTGCCGCCGCAAATGCCTATGTGAGTTTTATGCGGGGCGAGAATCCTCTTTCCTTCCCTGTGCGCCTTCCTCCTGAGGGCGCACCTGTTCTCGACGCCTGGCCAGACAGAGATCCTACTGGGGCGGAAGTTTCCGATGCTCAAAAGCAGCGTATGCTCCGTATGCCCTTTGTTCCTGTGCAGTTTGAAGGGGCAGAAATGAATGTCTATAAACGCATCTCCCAGGAGGCAGTGGAGGCCGGTGGAGTCAGCATCGGCAGTATTGATGAAATGGTGCAATCCGGAAACTGGCTGTTTCCCACCGATTCCGGGCCCCAGATTCGGGATGCAGGATTCAATGCCTGTTTCCAGGAGTCGACCACAGGGGGATTCACCTCCCGTCAAGGCCCGCCCACCTGGCTTCTCACAGACGCCTTGGGAACCGTGTCTCCTAAAGGGAAGTTTGCTCTTAGCAGAGCCCGCACAGCGAAAGGCATTGTCTTTATTTACAGCCGCTTTATCCGGTCAGGTGCGCTTCCTCTGGCTCTAGCTCTTGAGGCAAACGGCTACACGCCCTGGGGTGATAAACGGCCTCTGTTAACAAACGGCGTGCAGCACGCCGAAGGCCTCCAGTGTGCTCTGTGCCCCAAGAGACAGCGGACTCACACGGGCGCCGACCACAAGTTCGTCCCCGCCAAATATATTTTGATTACGGGGAGTTCAGGGATTTCCCAGAATAATCCGGCAGCGATCAAAGCGGCAAGAGCACGTACGAACATGGACGGGCGGGAAATCAAGATTATTCTGGGTTCTCAGGTGGCCTCAGAAGGTGTGGATTTCCGTTTTGTGCGGGAGATTTATATCTTTGATAGCTGGTTCCACTTGAACAAGATGGAGCAGGTTCTGGGTCGTGGCATCCGTACCTGCTCTCATTCTCTGCTTCCTGAAGACCAGAGAAACTGTACTACGTATCTGCTGGTAAACAAGTTCGACGAGGGGGAGGAAGCCGAAACGGCTGACCTCTACATGTACAGAAACGCCATGCAAAAGGCCATCCAGGTGGGTAGAGTTACTCGGGTCCTCAAGCGATACGCTCTCGACTGCAATCTGAATCGGGACGCTATCATTGTAACGGGTCTGGCCACACAGACCCATATGGATTCTCAAGGCGAAGTTCGGGAAGAAGTGAATGTGAACGATACTCCCTATACAAATCTGTGCGATTGGATTGAAACGTGTGAGTATACCTGCGCTAAACCCATCGATGTGGGGGCTACTGGAATCGATCTGAGCACGTATGATGAATATGCAGTCAAGTGGCGGGAATCCGAGTTGAAGGCCGCCATTCGCCACATGTTTGAGGTGGAAAAGCAGCCCGAGTTTCAGCTCGATGATATTTTGGAAATGATGTCAGGGGTGCCTCCACGGGCCGTATCTGGTCTGTTATCTGATATCGTGGGGAATCAGTCGTTTCGGGTGCGGGTAGGATCCAAAGAGGGGTATATTGTCTATCGTAACAACTATTTTATGTTCCAGCCCGATTACTTATCCGATATCCGGATTCCTCTTGCTTTGCGAGTGGCTGATGTGCCGGTAAAACGGGACGCCTTTGATCCTACTGCAATATCTCTACGGCAAAAGGCCGATGAAGCCGAGGCTAAAGTGGAACAGGTGGAACAGGTGGAAAAGGTGGAACAAGCAGCTGAAGCGGCTGAAGCGGCTCAGCCCGCAAATGCTCCTCAAGAGCCCAAGCAAGGGACTGTCCAAGAATATTGGCGCAGCATTTCCCGGTGGTCAGCGGCTATTGGGAGTAGTAAATCTTACATTGATGATATTCCGGGAGAAGTACTGACCTCGATTGCTTCTCGCTATATAGGTGATGAGCAGGAACGAGAGCGTTCCTGGCTCACCATGATTAGCTGGCTATATGAGCACATTCACACGAATACTGAATATGATGCGGATGCAAAGGCGCAGTATCTACTGGCTCTCTCTGAGGTTCTGCTTGAGTTTATTTGGGACGAGAGTCTGCGTGCATCGGAGCAACTCCAGTTAATCCAGAGCGGAGATGCCTTTGCGCTCAAGGCAGGAAAGGAACAGCTCGTAGAGAAGCAGGGAGTCAAGGCTTTTCGCTTTGTGGATGCCATCACAGGGACGCTAAACTACATGTGTGGGACTGCTCGCTGCGACGAGGCGGTTCGTAGGGAGTTCGAATCGGATCCCGCCGATATCACAAAAGGTCTGCTTGTGAATACTGCCACCACGGGTGCCTTGTACGGATTTACGGTGCCAAAGGCAAAGGAGCGTCGTCTGGTGTTCAAGACCACTCAGCCCCCTGCGCCAGGAGGGAAGCTTGAAAAGGGGGGGGAATGCGCCATTGTGAGCACGATTTCCTATCATATTACAATGCTTAAACAGATTTCTGAACTGTTAGTTGGAGATGGGCTTCCACGGTTTATCTTAACTGATGAGATTCTCGATGAAAAGACTCGGAAAAAGAAGGAGCGGGAGGTGGCCAAGGCTACGGGACGTAAGGTAGTGGTAGAAGCTCGTCGCCCAGGTAGAGTGTTTGAAAACGCTGTGCGAGCCTGTGCTCTAAAGGATATTATGCTGCGCTTTATGGATATTATGGGGAGGAAGCGGAATCCACCGGGAAAGCGCTACTTTTACCGGCCTGTGGCGGCCATGAAATCAGGGCACAAGGGCACTGTGCAAAAGTTATAGGGTTGTGCATATAATGCGCAAACTACCTAAATCTCATCCCTAAAGTACCTAAACCTCCTCGCTAAAGCTCCTCGGTAGCAGCCCAACCGTTCGGTTGGGCTTAAAATTGACTAACTCCCCTTATACTAGGAAAGCAGCAATGCAGTACACGGCCCTCTTTGAAGAGCAGGTGGCGCTGACCCCAAAAGATATGTCTCGGGACATTCCGTCCTTTGATGAGCTTCTGACGGAAAAGATTCGTAGCAAGCTCGAAGGAAAATGTTCTCGTCACGGCTATGTCATTTCTGGAACCCTCAAGATTCTCAGCCGTTCTATGGGCACTATGGAGCGGGGGCGCTTCACCGGCAGTATCCTGTTTTACATTCAGGCCGAGGCTGAGGTTCTCAATCCTCCCGAAGGGCAAGAGTTGGATGGGATTGTCATTCGCAAGAATAAGATGGGAATGTATGTATCTTATTCCGGGAAAGACGATGCCGAGGCCATTCGAGTCATTGTTCCAAGAGACTTACATATCGGCGACGACGCCTTTGAGGCAGTGGAGATTGGGGAGAGAGTAACAGTGCAGATTAAGAAATCCCGATTTCAGATTAATGATCCCTATATTCTCAGTGTGGGGATGTTCATGAAATCTATGGGCAAGTCTGCACCTATTACTGAGGTGCCGGTCGAAGAGATTCCTCAGGAAGAGGGTGAGGGTGAGGGTGAGGGTGAGGGTGAGGGTGAGGGTGAGGTCGAGGAAGAGGGTGAGGTCGAGGAAGAGGGTGAGGTCGAGCAAGAGGGTGAGGTCGAGCAAGAGCAAGAGGATGCGGAAACCCTTCCAGAAGACGAAGAATCTAAAGAGTAGAATGAGTGCATCCGCCGCATCCTTAACTCAAGAAGAGTACGATCAACGAAAGTTGTTTTCTGACGAAATAAAGGGACTAACCAAAAATGAAATGGAAGAGATTTATAAGATTCTGAAGACGAAGAAGGCCGAATACAGTGAAAATAGTAATGGCGTTTTTTTTGATGTCTCAAAACTTCCGGCTGATCTTTTCCTGGAGCTCCAGAATTTTATGCTCTTTTGCAAGAAAAATAGGGAGGATTTCAGTGTCTATGAAGAGGCTCAAAAGCGGGCACAGGATGCTCTGTACGGAAGCACATGATGCCCAGGCTAAAGCCTGCTCACTATGTCCTAGTAATGGAATCCCACGGACTCGCCGTACTCAAGCAACTTCAGTTTGCCGTCAAGGAAAATCCCACTCGGAGCAGCACAGTTATTCCGATTGAGATTGTATCGGTTTCAGATACCCAAGAGGGAATGGATGGCCCCGCCACAGTTGCCGGTGGCTGGATCCCCACTCCTCTCGAGCCCCCAGGTCCTCTAGCACTCTATCTCTGGAAGATGGATCCCGAGTTTCGTGCCGGCACTCCCCCTGTCCGACGCAGTATTCTCCGAGACACCATTCTGAAGATGAATGAGCGTGTCGAGGCCGAGCTGCGAGGGGTTAAGTGGCACCGTAAGAAGGTCATTGAGCAGCTGGCCACGCAGCAGACTTCTGCAGTATCACCACCCATGGACACCCCCGACCTGGATGCAGCCCTGTGTGAGCTGTACGGCTATCAAAAGATTGTTCTCGATGAGGCAAATAAGAAGGTCTCCTTCTTTCCTTCTGATCCCCGCACCTGGACTACTGAGTTTCCTATCTGGGCCTGCTCACATGGCTCTCGTGCCGTCCTTCATAAGCCAGGGGAGGAGTCTGTTGGGTCTGGCCTGGCCACCTGGGTTCAGGACCGTGAAAGGGATGGCTGGAAGGTCGACTGGCCCGTGTATGATGGGACACTGGAGGAGATCAAGAAGATCATGGGGGGGCGTGGGACGTCCCTGGGCCCTCGTCTAGAGAAGCCGAAGAAGGCCGATTGGGCGGCTGCGCTAGGACGGGCAGATGCTCTCGCTGCACTGGCGAAGTTCTCCGTATAAACTAGGATGTCTGAGTGGAATAGATTTAATGCTGAACTTAAGCGACGCAATAAGCATGCGCTGCAGTTTGAACTCAGCCCTGAGGAAGAAGAAGCAAATCTTGCACGTAGAGCAAAAGAAGCACAGAACTATATTAATGCATCTTGGAAAAAAGAGAAGGCGTATGAGTGGGCAGCTAAATCGCCAGAAGAAAAGGCAGAAGAACGTAAAATGGATTACGGAAGCAGTTTTTTCCCTACGATTATTGATGGAAAAATGTATTTACAAAGCGGTATAGATGGAGCTCTGACAAACGACAATGAACTATTTATCGGATATCCATCTGAAGGAGGTATAGAGTATCGTGAAACTCCATATGAGCCATATGATACAGTTCTGTGGACGCAAAATATGTTTGGTCAGTTTGGAACATCTAATTTGATGAATACAGAAGATGATATAAGACAGTTTGAAGAAGAACATCCGGATATGGAATGGGGGCAGCCCCGCATCTCAGAGGATGTTCAGCAGAAAATAAACGCAGAGCACCGGCGGTGGAGGGAAGAAGCGAAGCGCAATAAAAAAAAGCCAATACTAACAAAGGCAGAAGTAGAGGAAAGAAAAGCTAAAATGGCTGCTGCGAAGGCGAAGATAGCAGCGAATGAACTCCGCCGCCGCCAGTTACTCAGGATGCGCTCAAAATCAGCAGCAAGAGTTTCCAATAAACTAAATATACCTGAAGAATCTATGAGAGAAGTTCCACGAAGGTTGCCTACGAGAAAGCGCTCAGCATCAATCGGCGGGGCTCGTAAGCGTAAGACATTCAGAAATTTCTCCACGTGAATCAGATGTTCGCCAACATAACCAACTATAAGGCAATAGGCGACTGGTTCTATCTTATCACGGGTGCGGTCGTCGTCGACCTGGCCGTTATGTTTATGACGAAATATCCTGGCCCAAAGCCCACCTTCAGCGTTGCAGCCTTGAATGACTGGTACACACAGTTTGGCGCACTGGCCGCCGCATCCGATATCTTAAGTGCGCTGATTGGCATCTTCTTTGCCCGTCTCATCTATGCACAGCTGGGAGGCTCTGTCTGGGTCTTTATTGCGGCAATTCTCGGATTCCAGCTGTTTCACGACATCCTGTTTTATCTTGCAGTCATTCTTCCCTTACCAAAAGGCGAGAATGCGATGATTGATGTCTTCAAGGCCTATGCGGCAGAAAATGGCTTTGCGATTCTTTTGGCCGATGCTGTGATTCTTTTGGCCACTGCGGGTGTTGCATCTTTGTTGAAGGGGTTGCCCGAATACTATACTACGGGGGCGCTACTGATTGCCCTCTATAGTCTGTGTTATGTGATTTACACAAAAGCTCCACGCCATATCTAACTGCTATATAGGATGTCAAACTGGCGAAGTTTTAATGCAGAACTCAGGCGAAGAAATGCCCTAGCAAGGCGATTTGAACCTAGTGTTGAGAACGAACGACGAAATCTTGCACGGAGAGCTGCGGAAGCAAGAGAGTTTGAAGATAGAGTTGGAGAGAAAGAAGCACTCAAGAAGTTTTACACGAACTCTTTTTTCATCACGGAAATTGATGATCTATTATATCTAGAAAGTTCTATAGATCATGCCCTAACCGATGAGAATGGAACCTTTATTGGATATCTATCTGAAGAAGGCATAAACTATACGGATACTCCTCGCACACGTATGTGGGAGCAAGATGAGTACGGTCAGTATTATATCCAGCACAACTATAATGAGTTACGATATGGGATTCAAGAGTTAGAAGGCAGGCCTTGGGGCAAGCCCCGTGTATCACAGGCAACTCAAGAGAGAATGAATGCGTATGCCGCTGCGCTACAACAAAATGCTGCGGTCAAGGCTGCAAAGAGACAGGCTATGGCACGAGCACTTCCAGAAAATAATGGATCAAATGCAGAACTTCAGGGTGGTAGGCGTACAAGGCGTACAAGGCGTACAAGGCGTACAAGGCGTAGGCGTAGGTCTAAACATTAATTCTCTATAGTACTGCAGGATGGAGCCCGTCATTGTGTACTACATGCGGAAATGTATTAGTTGTCTGAATAAGGTTCGCCTTGCGGTTCCGCTCGGCTATCCTTATACGGAGGCTCCCTGCCCTCATTGCAAGGCAACCGTCCGTATTTGGCCATAGGCATCAGATTTTCTTAGGCCCTAAGTAGCAAATGGCATTCAAGATATCAAAACTAATGAGACAGATTGGCAGCGTGCTAATCTCTCTTATTGTTATCTACTGCGTTTCAAGCTACAAAGAGGGATTTGACGATTACATTGACGAGCTAAAGGCGGCTCGTGGCTATCCGGTTCCCTCGAAGCCGATGGTGGATAGGTCTATAATGGAGTCCACCTATCTCTATTCCCTCACGCTGTGCCCGGATGGAACAAAGAAGGTAGAACATGTGCGTGGTGACTGTGCACAGGATCTCGTCAAACCCTATACCTATATTCCTAAGCTGAGCCTGCAGAACCCCTTTAGCAATAAAGTGATGGCCGAGGGCCAACAGTGCTATTTCGATAAGGATTGCTATTCGGGCAACTGCTATAACTATAGGTGTTTACCGTCTATGACGTAAATAGCCCTTTTACCAAAAAGGGGTGTTTACCGTCTATGACGTTTTCGAGTGCGCTTTCCACCTAATCGCCTTCCTGTACCCCATCTACTTCCTGGAGGTGGTCGCCCATTGTACGCATATTCATATGTATTATCCGATGTCTTCTGGCGTTTGCTCGAGTTTCGAACAGGCATAGCAGACATAGGAGGCTCAGGAAGGATAGGCATAGCCCTATATATTTCCATTACTCTTGCCGAACTAAATGCGTTCCGTAGTTCCTTGATGACCGGATGTTCAGCGAGTGCATTAATAAGCACATTTAGTTTATCTTGATCACCCTTACGAGCCTCCAGTTGCGCATCAATTGCATCAAGAATCACTTGCGCCGAGTTGGGCGGATATCCAAACACTAAAAGTACTTTTTCCGAAAGCTCGGGATCCGCCTTAATAAGATTCATGTAGTCGTGCACGGCACTAATAAGTGGAGTAACACCCATTTGTTTATTTCGGACTGACGCCATCCCTATTTTTGCTTACTAAAATTGCTCCGTAGCCACCCAAAGTCAAACCTACATACGTCAGTAGAGAAGAGCCCATGGAACTCTATGCGGCCGAAGTAGAATCGATCAAGAAGCGAGTAGAAGAGTGGATTAGCCATTCGAACTATGAGCTGGAGGCAACCTTTGGCCGCACCGGCGAGGTGGATGCAACCACCTTCTTAGCCGTGGCACAGCGTCTCCGAGCCAAGGGCTTTCGTGCTCTGCCCCAGGGCGACTATATGACGGTGACCACTCCGGAGCACATTCGCTTTACCATTAGCAGCCTCGGAGTGATCCAGACCTACTGCGAGGACGATGTCATGGCCGGCAAGCCCTACGACGTCATGATCAAGGACCGAGCAACAGCAGAAAGTCAGGTCGACCTCGATGACTATAATACTCGCATCAAGGTGCGGCGTGAGACGATGCTAGCCTACGACGATGCCCAAGTCAAGAAGCTCTTTGAGACCTGGCCACAACAGAAGAAGGCCTTCCGTATGATCCGCCGCTGGACCTTCGAGGGCGACGGCATTCAGATTGACATGTCCATCGTGCGCAGCACAGGCAAGATCAAGTCCGGCGACTTCAAATGGCAGCGCAAGTTCCGGGATCAGGATATTATGAACAACCCCCCCTCATACGAGATTGAGGTGGAGCTCAAGCACACCCCCGATGACACAGTCCCCGCCGCCTCCCGCCGCATCATTAAGGGTATTGGTGAGATTCTCCGAGGCATCCAGAAAAACAGCATTCTGATTCGGGCCTCAGTGGCTAGACGGGTCCTCAATAGTTACAAGGAGCTCACCGGAACCGACCTCTTTCGTGGTCCCGCCCTCATTACGCTGCAAAAAGAGAACTTCTCCAAGGACCATCCTGAGCGGACGCCCAATATCCGAGACGGCTACAATGTCACGGACAAGGCAGATGGCCTCCGCTGCCTCGGCTTTGTTGACGATCGAGGCGATTTCTATCTCATTGACATGGCTATGACAGTGTATCGCACCGCCCTCCGCCGCCCCGACCTCCGCCTCTCTCTGGTCGATGGAGAGTGGGTGACGCAGACGAAGGATGATCCACCCAAGCCCATGCAGCAATATCTAATGTTTGATATCTTCTATGCGACGGACAAGCGGGATGTGAGCATGTTTCCCTTCCAGCCCGGGGCCGCCTTGCCCGTCCCAGAGGGCGCCCCACCTCCTGCAGCCATTCCCCCCGAGGACAGCCGCTATAATCAGCTCAAAGCATGGGCAAAGACCTGGAATGCCGGCGATGGCCCGCAGCTTCTGTCCGGAGGCAGTATTGACACCAAGCTCCAGGTGGCCGCCAAGGACTTCTTCTTTGGCAGAGCCGGGGACATGTCAATCTTTAAGGCGGCAGATCGAGTTCTCACTACGGCCCGACCCTATTATACGGATGGCCTCATCTTTACCCCGAATGCCCATCCTCTGCCCGCCAAGCCAGCTGGAACCTTCTGGGAGCAGTTCAAGTGGAAGCCCCCTGCCGATAATACGATTGACTTCCTCGTCGTCACAGAAAAGGTCACTGGCTCCAAGAATCTGGATAAGGTTATTACAGGGATCAAGCCGGGGGTTGACGGCGAGACAGTGACCTATAAGACTCTCCGTCTCTTTGTTGGATCCCGCATGCAAAATCCCCGGGACATTGTCTTGAATAAGCGTGAGCTACCCCGCCGGGATAGGGGAGAGGGAAAGCGAGGTGGCGACTACAAGCCTGTTGTCTTTACTCCCAAGGAGTTCCCCGACCCCATGGCCTCCTATTGCTGCCTTCCGATTGAGAGAGATCCCGACACGGGCGAGGAGTTTGTCCGCACCGAGCACACAGGCGAGCCTATCCAGGACAAGACGATTGTGGAAATGGCCTATGACCCTTCTCAGCCTCCCAAATGGCGCTGGAAGCCGCTCCGTGTGCGCATGGACAAGACGGAGAGATTCCAGCGGGGCGTGATTAGCCGTACCCTGAACTCCGACGTGAATGCCGAGGGCGTGTGGAACAGTATCTACGATCCTATAACGGAGACTATGATTCGCCGGGGCATTGAGGAGCCCACGGAGGCTGAGCTGGCGCTCCTTGGCGGTCGGGTACGGGAGGGCTCTGCCCGCCAATACTTTGACCGGCAGGGCCCGGAGGCGGATGAGGGCCTGGCCACAGAGATGAAGAAGTTCCACAATCGCTGGATCAAGGAGACCATTCTCTTTGGAACTGGCCTCGCAGGCGGCGATAAGGCTCTGGTGGATCTGGCCTGCGGGGTGGCCGGTGATCTCCACAAATGGCTCCGGATGAAGGTTAGCTTTGTTCTGGGGGTTGACTATGCGGCGAAGAACATTATGGACACGGCCGATAGCTGCTATACCCGCTATATGAATCAGGCGATGAAGCTGGGAGGGCTCGAGGCCATTCCTCCGATGGCCTTTGCCATTGCAGATTCCTCCAAGCCGCTGATTGATGGTACAGCCGGATCTACAGAGGAGGAGAAGGACATTCTCCGGTCTGTCTTTGGCAAGGTCCAGCCTACTGGGTCTGTTCCCGCCTTTATTGAAGAGTCCTGTGCTTCTCGTCTGAAGCTGGGCGCCGATTGCGTGAGCTGCATGTTTGCCATCCACTACATGTTCGAGACGGCAGATAAGTTCCAGGGATTCCTCCGAAACCTGAGCGACACCATGAAGGTGGGGTCCTACTTTATTGGCTGTTGCCCGGATGGACGCACTGTCTTTGATCTGCTGCGAGGCCAGCAGGCCAAGCGGGGCATTGAGGGATCTACGGTCCTCTGGGATATCACAAAGCGATATGAGGTCGATGAGATTCCGGATGGGGATGATGGCTTTGGCCTCGGGATTGACGTAGAGTTCATCAGCATTGGAAAGGCCCACCGGGAGTATCTGGTTCCCTTCCAGCTTCTGGAGGATAAGATGCGGACCATTGGCTGCGAGCTGCTGAGTGCCGAGGAACTCAAGACAATCGGGATGGTGAACTCCACGGCCATGTTTGAGACGAGCTGGGATATGGCTCGGAAGAAGGGGGAGAAGTTTCCCATGAGCCCGGCCATCAAGGAGTTCTCCTTTCTGAATCGCTGGTTCATCTTTAAGAGAAAGCGGCAAGAGTCAATGGCGGCGGCAACCATGGCCGAGGCAAAGATCAACTCAAGGATTCAAGGCCCGGGACCCTCTCCGGCAACCACTGCAAATCAGTCAAGAGGAAGATCCGAGAGCCTCCGGGCAAATGCTCAGGCGAATGCTGCGGCGGCCACCACGCTTCAAAGCAATGCTGTCCGATCCGCCAATGCTAATGCTCAACAGGCGGCCAATACTCTTCGTAATGAACGTACGGCCCAGGTGGCCAGAGCAGCAAATCTCGGGAGTGAGGCGCCAAATGCCACTGTAGAAGTGGCCCCTGGTGCTGCTGCACCTACGGGACGCTCCTATACGAAGGGTGAAGTCTTTCTCTTCTACGGCAAGGCTGCCCTCAATGACGAGCAGCTAAAGATTAAGGATCCCGGGGCTGGGCGCTGGCTGTCTCCTTCTGCCCGATTTCCTATTGAGGATCCTGAGACCAAGGTGGTCTATCCAACTGTGGACCACTACATTGCCGGAATGCGTATCAAGTTGGCCACGAACAAGCCCGAACTGGCCGCCAGCATCTTTGGGCGGGAAGGAAGCATCCATCAAAAGTTCTTGACCGACCGTGTGGCTCTTACAAATGCGGGGACCAAGTCCTTATCTGAAGAGGAGGATGCCCGGCTACTAGAGGCCGAAGTGGCGGCAGTGAAGGATGCCATGCGAGAGCCCTTCTTGAAGCGCTATTGGCGGGGCAGTGCAGGCAAGATTGTTGACGAGGCGAAGTGGGCCACTGCCAAGGATGGAGTGATCGAGGACGCTATTAAACAGAGGTGGACAAAGGATGCCCGCTTCCGAAAGATTGTAGAAGCCGCTCGGGATCGGGGGAAATATCTCCTCTACTACACTCCCGGCTCAAGCACGAGTAACGTAGGGGGTATTCGCTCCACCAAGACGGGAGCGATTGAGGGACAGAATAAGATCGGGAAAACCATCATGAGACTTGCTGGATATCCTGAGTGATTAGTCCAGCAGAATGGTAAGAATACCAATGCAAATCCGGAGAACCCCATCCTCTGTATTCATGACGCCCCAGCCCCAGGGAGCGAACTTATCCTTGTCCAGCTGCTGCTCAAAGGTGATGGTGTCGTAGGGGAAGGCCTTTCCGTAGGCAGTAGGCAGAAACTCCTCGAACTTGGCGGCAGCAGCCTCCAGATGCTGCTTGGCCGCTGCAAGACTAGTATAGGCCTTGTAGGCACCATCTATCTCAGGAATCCCATAGTCATAGTTATCAGATGCACTGTCCATGACGACCATCATGTAGACTTTTGTGGGCATTCTTTGTACAGTATCGAGATTTATAGTGGGTAAAATTGTACGCAGTTTTTATTCCCTGACGAATAAGACATGCCCCAGCCCTGGCAAGAACTATCGCATGTAAATCGGCATCCGAGAGACGAGTGTATCGTGTTTGATGAGCCGACGCATGTGTATACCGTGAATGGGAGTTCCAAGGGGATAATCTCGTGCACGAAGTTTCTGCATGAGTTCTTTCCCCATTTTGATGCCGATGCGATCATTAAGAAGATGATGGCGTCGCCAAAGTGGCCGCAGAGCAAATACTATGGACAGACGGCGGAAGAGATTAAAAAGGGCTGGAACGACAATGGTGCTGGGGCTTCCGAGGCAGGCACGGCGCTACATTTGGCTATTGAACAGTTTCTGCACGGCCATCCGGAACTCATTGATGAGCCTGTTCTGCAGACGGTAGAGTGGCGCTATTTCGAGGAGTTCTGGAATGATGTGAAGGAGGATTTGGTTCCTTTCCGGAGTGAGTGGGAAGTCTGGAGCGAGGAGTACAAGCTGGCTGGATCCATTGATATGATCTTTTACAGAAAATCGGATGACTCTTATGTCATTTATGACTGGAAGCGCTCCAAAGAGATAAAGACGGATAGCCCTTTTGGGGAAACGGGATATGGACCATTGGCGCATATTCCAAATCTGAACTATTGGGCATATACCGTACAGCTGAATGTCTATCGGTGGTTTCTGGAGACCTACTATGGCCTGAAGATTAGTGATATGTATATTGTGATCTTTCATCCCAATAATACCACATATAAGAGGTTTAGATTGAATCGGCTAGATGACGAAGTGCGGGGGATGTTAGCGGCCAGAAAGAGGGCACTCAAGGCGGGGATTACTGGGATTCTTCTGTAGGTTCTATTGGGATCTGTGGGACGACTTGCGCCGATCGCTCGGCCTTGATTTGCCTGAGTGTTTTTAGTTTAGTGGCTGGTTTCGGAGCGGGTGCGGGCTCACCTTCTTTTGCTTCGGCCACTGGTGCTTCAGGTAGAGGCTGAGGTGCGGCTACAACAGCAGCCTTTGGCTGAGGTGCAGCTGCCGCAAGTGCCTTTGGCTGAGGTGCAGCTGCCGCAA